CTGTCATAATATTCAATATCTGCGTAATCTTCTTCTACTACCAAATTTGGGTGACCAGCAACTACAGGAACTCCGGTAGTAGATTTTTTCAATTGTACTTTAAATTGGTCACCCAAGTCAAACTGTAACTTTCCGCCAACTACCCTACAATTATAATTTGGGTAATCATATTGTTGTTTAGTAATAACAATATAGTCTCCGTCGGGGTGATTGTGGCTGCTCATTGTTAGAGGTTTTCCCTTTGCGTCGTAGTAAAGGCGATACTCAATTTCAATTACTTGAGCTGGGGGTATATTGTTAAAAGCTTCGGCTAACTCTTTGCTCATAGTACTCAATTAGTTCATCTGTTGCATAACTTTTTTCGTTATAGTGAAATGGATGCAGTTGATTTATATTGTTTACATGAATGACATTTTCCCGAACTCCGTGTATACAATAATCAGTCCAGGGGTTATCATCGCTCCATTCTTGAATTCCGGGCTTCATATGAACAAAGTTAATAAAGTCTAAACTGGGATTATAACAAGGCTCATCAAGAACTTTAGCTGCAACTGCATAAACCAAATCGGTCGTAGCAGGTACATCGCAGTGTTTTAATTCTTGCTGGACTTGCTGCCAGTTATCAAAAATATCCCTTGCTGTATTAAAGAACTTTTTGCTAACTTCGCTGTACCTAAAATACATAAGTCCGTTATAAACGTCGGGCAACAAATTCGAATCGAATACCTGTCGATACTTTCTTACAGTACTCAACTCTTGTTTATAGTTTCTGCAGCCGTGACTCATACAAACATCGTGCAATCTAAATGCATGCCACCAATGATCTATGCTGCGAGTAAACAGTAAGTCGCTTTCAACTTTAACTGTTTCTTTGTACGGTGTTAACCACCATGCATGCCATTCGTTAGCAAAGGGATTATCAAGTTTGTTTGTTGGGATTATGTGATCAAACACTTTTCGGTGTTTATCAGTAACCTGCGCTAGTGTGGCTTGGTCAACTATTACTGACACGTTTTTTATTTTTTGAGTGTCTTTGATATTTAGTGCCTGCAGATATGCCAACCGAAGATAGTCGGTAGTATTACTGTTAATTGCAAAGGTTAAGAACCCTTGTTGGTTATAGAATTGTCTAGACATTGATCAACTAATTTTTCAAGTGCCGGGCTGTTAAGCCACGCTTTACTCATAATATGTAAGTTTTGTTTTGGTAGTACATATGCTCGATCCGACTTTACTACAATATTACTTGAATACTCAATTGAATCAATTTTCCCAGTAAATGTGTGTATAGGCCAAGGCACAAACTTATGCGGGTTAATGGCGTTTCCGTTTAATATGAGATTTGCAATAGCAAAGGCATAATCATTACGAAAGTTTCCTTCTTGTACGTTGTATAGCAGTCGGTAGTAATCGTAATTTCGTCGGACTTTTGCAACCAACTCAAATAATAATCTTGTTTGTTCAGTTTTACGGAACAATACCGCGGTTGCCCAAACATACGGCAAACTATATGGCCCCATTGTACTGGGCTGCTGCGAAATGTTTACATACCTGTTCTTGTTAAATAACAAGTAATCGAACTCGCACCTAAACAACTCACTGAGACTGCTATCAAATACCAGATAGTCGGCGTCAAGTAAAATTGTTTCGTCGTATGGGCTAGCTTCAAATGCTTCATGTCTTCCAAAATTTTTCCATTCAACAAAATTTCCTGTGTCTGTACTAAATCTACGATTGCTACCACTGTCCTTAGGTGTAATCACCGTAGTCGGCAACCCCATAAAATGTTTTACTAGTCTGGCATTTTGATTTGCAATACTAACATAATCGGTTTCTGCTGTGTTAGACGCAAAGATCACAACACCTTTAGACTTTACGGATTTTGCGTAGTTGCTCATACTGCTCATGCCAGTCATTCATAACACGATGATAGTGTTGCTGTGCTGTTACTAAAAATACCTGTTTATCAACCTCAATAGGGTTTTGATAAACATCCTCCAAGAAAATCCTATCAATGGGCCAGCTCTGTACAAACGCCAACAATTCTGGTGTAATTTTAAACATCCCGCCATTGTGGGCAAAGTGCAAATCGGTTTGAATTTTTTCTCTGAGAATTTGCTTGTTAATATTGAAATCTGTAGCCAAGCGTATTTGTTCTACAATATTAGGTAGGTCACTCATGTGTTTATTGTAACAAATAAAGTACAAAAGGAAAAGCACTCTTTCGAGTGCTTTTAACCACTTACCAAATATTACGCAATTGTTGGATTCGAAATCGCAGTTGGTAAGTTAGTAGTCTCTGGTGGACGAATGGTAATGTTAGTAACAATACTCAAGTTCAATGAGTCGTTAAAGCTACCTTGTGTGGGCGCTGTACCTGCAGGGCTGTAAACAGGGATACCAGGAGGGGCAGTGTTAGTATCTGCTGCGGAGTCTGTTAAGTCGATTTGGAAAGTTAATACTGTTCCCACATCTCCGTTTGCACCTTGCACACCGTTAGTCTTGATACCAATTGCAACACTGTTTGTTCCGTAATCGGCTGTACCACTAGCAGATGTTAAGGTAATCATGCTGTTATTGGTTGTACCAGCGTTCCAATAACCTATACCAGTGTTAGTAGCAGTTGTGGTACCACCTGTGCCGGTTCTACCGTTCGAGTATCCACCAACAACAATAGTTGCTAGTTTAGTATTCAGTAAACTAGCCCAGTCTGCACCTTTGCTGTTGCCTAAGGTGTTGGTAACAGAGAATGTAAGGATTAATTTGCCGCCGGCGTTAAAGAAATAACGTGCTTGATCTGCGTTTGCCCATGTAGCAGTGCGGATAATCTGCTGTGTAGTCGGAGTCGAAGTGTTCCACACAGTTGCTGCTGGTGCAGCACCTGTGACATCTGTAGCATTAGTTGCAGCATTTAGTCTGTTGTTAAATGCTGTGGTGATGTTAGTGCTTAATGTGTTTAGATATGTAACTGTAGCACCAGCGGTTGGGGCAGAAATGCCAGAGCCAGCACCACTTTGGTGAGTCAATATACTGTTTAATCGAGCAATTAGTGTAGACCACTGAGTAGCAGTAACTGTATCTGTAGTTGTTGCAACAGTAGATAAAGTAGTGCTTTGACCATATCCTTTGTCGCCGTTACCGACACCCCAAATTGTGTTAATGTTTGCAACGCTATGGTTAACGGCTGCACCACCTTGTGCAAAGGTGTTGTAGTCTAAACTTACAATTAAACCACCAGAACTATACGGCATTTTTTATTCCTAACTTAACTATTTATTTTAACAATGGCTTGAATTACGCCTTTGCCATCTGTTGTTTTGTTTTCTAACGATCTTCCTATTACATTGAAAGCCGTTAGTTCTTGTTTTGTCGCAGCTCTTGCGTAACCATTGCCTGCGCTAACTAATCTATCACCTTTGCGTACCTGTCCAATTACATTTACCGGAACACGACCGTTTACAGCAACCGCTGGGTGAGTGGTATCACTTCCTGCCCTGGCGTTCATTAAATATGCTGCACCTGTACTTATGACGCCAAACACAGATTCACTGAGTTCGTCAACTACGGCGGTGATTTCTTTTTCCCCGCCTAATTCAACAACGGTTCCTTGGTCGTACGGCTGATCTGCTTCAAAACGCTCTGCCAAGTCGGCATACGCGGCTTGATACGAGCGCCCAAAGATATTGTTGAACCACGCGGTAGTTGAACCTAGATTATATACAACGTTAGCAGAAGGTACAATACTTCCGGTAATCGAGTTCGAACCGTCTCTCTTTAAATAAGCAGTAGAAATGGCTGTGTTGGCTGCATCAACGTACTGTTTGGTTGCTACGCCAAGGCCGGTTGTTGGGTCATTTCTAACTTGTAATTCAGCAATTAGTGCATTAGCAGTAAATACGTCTCTAGTTACACCTGCACTCTTAACGTAAAAAACAGTATTGTAGTTGTTATCGTTGTTGTACACACCAATCGATGTGGTTACTGCGTTAACGTTAACAACAAAATCACTTGTTGGGCCTAATCTAATACCGCCCACGTTGCTGGTTACTAACGGCACTGTGCTAGTAGTTACCACGTCTGTTCTGGCAAAATTGTTTGCACTAACAATAGTAGAACCGTATAATAAGTTGACTGCTACGTTTGAGAATCCGTAATACCTCAGCTGATTTGTATAAGCAGAGTTTAAGTTGAATCCAGGTTTAATGCTACTAAAGCCGCTGATTGTGGTACTAGGAACAAATTCAGCGTCTTTACTAAGGATTGCAATTAAGTCACCGCTAATGAAGAACTTAACTACAACGTGAGAAGCTGTTCCATCGCTGATTGTGTCCGGCTGGGCACCTGACTGTCCGGTGGTTGTATTGCTTGCTGGACCAATTGTAATCCACCCGTTGTCGCCCTGGGTAGGTAAACTGCTATAGACTTTTAACTGATTATTTGCAGTATCCCACCAGAAATCCCCAATTACAGGGTTTGGTGCTCCAACTGCGGTTTCTGGTCTGCTGCGGAAACTTGTAATTGTTGACAAAATCTTCCACTGTGCATCGTTTCCTGCCGCGGCAGCTACGTTTAGCTTTAGAACTTTGTTTGCGTTATCATACCAAATTTGTCCAGGAAGCGCAGAATTTGGTTCTGTGCTGTTGGAAAAATTTTCCAGCAGTTTAACAAAATTCTCGTTTAAAAAAGTACCGTACCCGGGATAATTCTTACCTATTAGGCTTAAACTAGTGGCCGTGGTATCGATGGTACCGTCTGCTAAACCATTTGGTAGCAGGGCACTTCCGTTCGACAATGATAAAGTATACGCCATTCTGAAATCCGTTTATATGTTATTTATTCAATTTTTTATACGGTTATTGTGTTTTGCTATACAAAAGATCGTGTGGCAACTTTCCTGTACTTCTAACATAGTTTATCAACCTATTACCAGGAATAATTTTAGAAAACAGTTCCCCGTTGTCAACAAGTATCTCTAAAAGTTTGATTTTTTCTTCTTCTGTTAATCTCAATACATTTTCAAGAAAAATGTCAGTGTCTTTGAATTCCATTGTTATTCCCTTATTAGTTTTGCTTTACTGGACTGTTGCACTGCATTAAACAAGTCAGACGGTTTAACTTTTTTAAAGTTATCACCAAAAAACTCAAATCCAACTAGCTCAAGTCCGTATGCACATAACTCGCTGCACATCCAACGACTGTCGTCTTTCCACTGCTTTTTTTGCCTGGGAATTAAAACATTAAGTGGTGCTAATGCGGTGTAATCGTAAGGCTTGCCTAACTGACTTTCGCACCAATCTCTAAGCACCCTTTCTTGCTTGTCGCTGATATCTAATTTGTAGTTATATTCCCAGGTATATTTCCTATTCCTGGTTGCAATAACCCGCCCGGCTTCCATCGCTGCCACAATTTGTATGCCATCACTGAATTCGAATTCGCAGTGGCTTACTCGGCTCCATGTCCAAAGTCTTATAAGCGGACTGAGTGGTAATAAACTTGCTGTAAATCGAATTTTCATATGTTTTTTCCAAGAAGCCAACGACGTACACGACTCTTAAACCAACGATCAAGATAAGGGTATATTGCTTCTCTATTCTTTATTGCCCAGGCCAGAACATGCCCGAGGGCCCGACTTCTAACGTTGTCGTTGTGTAATATATAGTTAGTTAGTTTCAATGTGTAATTAAAAATCAATGTTTGCTGTTCTGGGCTAACTGATTTATTTTCTGTGTTATAAACGTGGTTTTCGTATACAGATTTATCCAAGAATCCCTTGTAAACCAGTGCATAAGCTCCACCAGTCTTAACAATGTTACTGACCCTAACACCATTTGCCCAATGGCTTTCCCCTGTTTCAAGCATGAGATTGTAAACTGTAACTGCTTCTTTTATCTTAGTTTTGTTTTGTACTTCAACTATTTTAATTGGACCTAGCCACGGAGCTAGCTCGCTGGCTAACTCGCTTATAGCACACAATTCGTTGTTTTCGTTATAGAAAGGATGTTCTTCGGTAATATAAGGATCAACTTTCTTGTCAAGGGCGAATACCCATTTGTTAACATCGTGTTCTCGAGTTTTTACCCCGATTACCTTAGCTGGTTGTCCAGTTAGTGCTTCCAATATAACATCCCCCGATTGTATTGTTTCAATCGGCTTTTCGGTACCGTCGGCCATACGCACTAGTGTACCTGCAAGGAAGCAGCCACCACCACCGCCGCCGCCGCCATCAGCTGAACATGATGTAGAGGAGTCACACGAAGTCGACGCAGTTGACGAATCTCCGCCCGAGCCGCCGTCCCAATATCCAGTGAATGTTGGTTCAGGTGCATACACTGCTTCTGGAACTCCGTTGTCTCCCCAGTTAGTATAATCTTGACTTACATTAACTGTTAGGTCGTTAATTACTGAACGCCAAACTCCATTAACTTTAATATAAGAAGAAGGAACAACGTTATAACTACTAGAATTTTTAAATCTCGGCCAAGCTCTGCGGAACGACCCGTCAACTTTTACAAAGAAATCAGACACTCGGTATAAAGTTAAAATTGCATATCCGTTGCCGCCTGCAGGGCTAGCTCCTCCCAGGTTGGGGTCAATTATAGAGCGTGTAGTCCAAATAGCCGAGCCGTTGTAGAGAATTCTAGCAGAGGTTCCAGCTGGTCCACCAGTGTTGGTGGCGTTCATTTTTACTGTATGCCATCCTGCGCTTACATACCCAGACGAAGTGTAAACACCCGAATATGTAGGAATACTTAAAACTTCTACATCATCGATCAACAGTGATCCGTAGTTGTCTACTGATCCTTCAAAATTATAAGTCCCAGAGTTGGGGAAATAAACCTGCCACGTGTAAATTCCGTTACCGGACCATACACCGTAGTTATTTAATAAGCTAGACCATGCGCCGTTGGTCCCGGCACCCGGATAGTACTGTCCAGCACCATATGATCCGCCCATGCCCACACGATTGCCCGGATACCCCGCGACGTTGATGCCGCCTGGGATTATACCGATTCCGTATATTCCGCTAGTAAGGGGGAAATCGCCTTGGTTTCCGTTTGTACCACTGGCTCCGCCTTGCCCTCCATTGTCGCCGCTGCCTGCTGCTCCGGGTCCACCCCCGGCATCGCCACCGCCCCCGCCGCCACCTCCGCCACCATCTCCATAGTGACTTAGTCCGTGCCAGCCCTTGCCTTGGTCTGTTGCTAGCAAATCTTGCTTATATGTATGATTAAATGCTGCTCCTGCACTTACACCATCTGAGTGGTTGCCACCACCACCGCCGCCGCCGCCTGCGCCAGCAATAGCAATATTGAGTCCGCTAATCCTAAGAACTGTTGCGCCACCGCCGCCACCGCCAGATCCGGACCATCCACCGGGACCAGAATTTCCGCCTGGGCCGCCACTGAATCCGGTTGCGCTTCTACCGTTTGATCCACCTGTTGCATTACCACCCGAGACACCAGGGGAGCCGCCGCCTCCGACGAATACTTCTACAGTTGATCCAGCAAAAGCATTTGACCATGCTGTACCTTCAACGAACCCGCCGCCGGCGCCATTACCACCCGGACGACTGTCGGCACCGCCAGCGCCGCCGCCTGCTCCCCATAGTTTATAGTTAAGCGCATACAAGAAACCGTCTTGCGGGAAGGTAAAATAATATCTACCACCAAAATATGGCAAAGCAATTGTATATGCTACTGTTCCGTCGTATAGTGTTGACATACTTGTTTTTATCTATATTGGAACCAGAAGTCACCGTCGGATCCAACACCGTTGTCCGGAGGAAGATTAGAGACGTAACATGTTGGTTGGTAGTTAGACCCGTTTATTACAAAGTTTTTAATTGCTCTATCAACATAATTAGTTGTCGAAACTTTTGTACTGTTGTCGCCAGCTGGCTGTGTAATAGTTTCTATCCCTGTTGATTTAGCGGTCGACACAACCGTATTGTTTATTACTGTTTGTACATTAGATGTGTAGGTTTTAACAAATGTGCTTGCGCTAGAATATATCTTAGATGTATCAAAGGCAGAAATTGCACTGGCAACAAACGCTGTACTAGCAACCTGTGTATTTGCTGTTCCTGCAGGGGCGGTAGGAGTTGTAGGAACTCCAGTTAATGCAGGACTGTTTAATGGAGCTTTAACAGTGTTTAAGTTTGCAATAGCAACGTTAGCGCCTGTAACATTAGCCTGTACCCCGTCAATTTTGTTATTAAGAGTTAGTACGTTAGCTGCAAGGTAATTACCAGTGTCAGTTCTTAGAACGTTAACTAAGCTGTCTGTGTACCCTTTAGTTGCAATACCTAAGCTGTCTGTGGGTGCGCTGCGAACAGTCACTAAACCAGTAGTTCCGTTGACTGTGATTGCAGTTGTTAGAATATTTGCAATGTTAACTTTGACAATAATGTCGTCATTTACAGAATTGTTCTGTAGAACAACTTGTCCTAGCCCGTTACTAAACGCAGAAAGTTCGTTATTGTCACCTACATTGAATTGTCCTTTAACGGTTAATGAACCTGTAGTAGTATCATCAACATCGCTTCTTAGAAATTGTCCAGGAGTTAAATTACCAAGGGTATCTGCATTTGTTGCAGTGCCGTGAAATTTAATTGCGTCCACTTCAGAACTAAAAGATGCACCAGTTTTAATAGAGGTAAACCCAGGTAGTGCTACGTTTGGAGTAAACTCGGCATCTCTACTGAAAATGGAAGTCCTATTTCCGTTATGATATAGCGAAACAATTATGTGTTTGTTTGCTAGTGTGTCGTATACTGTTTCGACTATTGCCCCAGATACCCCGTCTAGCTTACTAAATGCAGGCCCAACAACAGTCCATTGTGTCCCATTCCAAATCTTATACTGATCGTTTGTAGTATCCCACCATTGGTCTCCAACATAACTATTAGTCGGAGTAGTGTTGCCGCTGGTCATACCTGTTACTGGGCGCCATTGACTTCCGTCAAAGACGTTCATCACGTTAGTAGATTTATTCCACCACAGTTGTCCTTCTAATGGATTAGCAGGATCAATACTATTGCTGAAATTTTCCAGTATGTGAATAAAATCTTCGTTTTGAATCTCACCGTAGTTGGTAACTTGCTTACCAATTAATACAATACTCGACGAGGTACTGTCAGTCTGGCCATCAAGAATTGTTGTTAGTAAGGTACCGTCGGTTTTATTAACTAGGTATGCCATTTCTTATTATCCAATCGAACTTAAGTTAGTTAAAGCTTGAACTCGCACTGTGTAATCGATCTGAATTTTACGGTTTAGGCTCTTCTGTACTGGGTGAAAAACCACGTGAGTTAGCATTTTTCCAGCTGAGCTGAAAAGACCTAGTTCATCAAAAACATAGTCGCTGTTTAAATTTTGACTGTTATCAAACGCTGCTTGGTTATTTGGCTCGCCATAGTCAATTAAACAAGTAACCAAAATGTCTGTGTATAGCTGTCCAGGAATATGGCGCACTTCTAGTTTGTTATTAGAAGGATCTAAATTACCTGCATCTAAATCGTCAACAATTTTGCTAAATGTTTGGTTATACAGAGTTGCATTTTGCCCAGTGGTGTTAGCTGGCAAATAGTTAATTACCCCAGTAGGGTCAACGCTAGTACCACCGTTTCCGAAATTCATTGTATAAATGAAGTTACCAGACTTGTCTGCTAAACTATATGCCAGTGCCTCGCTGATATTTTCGTAGTGAATAGCATTGGGCTTATCAATAAACACTTCCCCGGATTCCGGATCATGAATTTTGATGTGTCCGCGAACATATATTCCGCTTGCTTCGTCAGGCTTCTTTTGTTCCATTTGTTGAACTTGTTCCATTTTTTCTTCCATATCAGTATTTATTGCGTTAATTATCATGGGCTATAACTCACATTTGCTTTTAAGAAAGTAACTTGTGCAGTAGTAGATCCTTCGAACCCTGTACCATCTGCTACGTTTCCGGTCATATTCAACCAAGGTCTTTCTACTGCTGCCGCCACTGTTACGTTTGCTCCAGTAACTGGTGCAGTCAACAACTTAACAGTTATGTTAGGGTAAGTTACTAATACAAAGTCAACTGGTACATTGTTTACCTGGACGCTTACGCTATCAGGATGGATAGTGTTTAAGTTAGAGCAAGTAAATGTTCTTTGTACGTTATTACCAACAAACTCTTGAGTCTTAGTTGTAGCATAGCCCGGCACAGATTGCTGAATACTGCTGTCAACTACTCTGCTGTTTGCAGTATGTACATTTGCAGCACCAGTTCCGTCAACACCACGCACAATTTCGTATAGCACGTTGTTGGTGTAATCTACATTCCAGTAGATAACTTTTTCTCCGTTAATGAACACCACACCAGGGATGTTTAAGCTACGGTTAGGCATAGGTAAAACGCTGGCGTTTACAACATTGATATTGCTGTCAGTTAGTAACAACTGGCTTGATAGTCTAGTAGATGCGCTGTCTGCAATCCTTGTGTACGATACGTTTCCTCTCATGTTCTTGAAAACGCGGTGTCCAAGTACCGAGGTGTTGCTAGAAATTTTAGTAAAGACTTGCATTTCTAGGGTATCAAACACTGTACCGGGGAGAAGTTCCTCTGGCGCATGGCTGCTAAAGGTATCAACGAAAGCACCGCCATCTAGGTTAATGTCTTCTGGCTTGGTACCTAGGCTAGTGTCAATAAAGGTACTGCTAATTGTTGTATCGATATCACCGACTTTGGTATTAGCAAAGTCAATGCCGTCAACAATTACACCAGGATAGTCGATGTTACCGATAACTGACGAAATGTTTCGTCCTGGCATACCATCTGTTGGGTTGTAATAACCCATTACACGCTCGCTTGCAGTTACTAAAACGTTAGCAGGAGAAACTTCTTGATACAAGGTTGCGTCAAAAGTTGTTTCGTTTGTTACATTAGCTGCAAACGGGTAGTATAACTTGTTACTATACTGCACAAGATTGCCTGCCGCTAGCCAGATATTTCCTGTTCCGGTACCAACAGTGATAGATGCAGTAAATGCAACATTAGGTTGCCAATCAACTACGTTAGCAGTATAAGAAACACGATCGAAAATCAACGATGTGTTAAATGTTCTAACAGTGTTGTAGCTCTTAGTTGGGTCTTCTTTGTAAAACACATTCTTGAGCTTGGCACTTATTACTGCTCCAGTTCCGTTACCGTTGATAGTTACAGTCGGCGTGGACGTAAAGCCAGCACCCGGTGTAACAATAGAAGCAGAACTGATTCCACCTGTGTTCGAATTAATTCGAACAATACCTGTTGCTCCAGCACCGCCGCCGCCACTGATGGTGATGTTAGGTGTTAGCGTAAAACCGGTTCCCGGATTGTCAATAACTAACTCAACAACTTTGTATTCGTGGTTATTGTACCAGTCATTATATTGAGGTAGAGTAGCAAGATCGGTTGCATCGTTTGGAAGATTGCCGTCCGGGCTTCTAAATGTTCCGTTTACGGTGTTATAGCTAGACGGAATGTCAAAGTCAGTTGCACCTGCATTCAAGTAGTCTAAGCCGTCGTAACGAGGCACATATTCTCTAATTTGACTACGATAAGGTTTTACTTCGTTGATATAATCTTCGTAGAAAGTCTGGTTATCCTTAACATAGCTCGGATACTGAGCAAGATCTCTAATACGGTGTTCGACGTCAATGAAACTGGTTTTAAAAATCCAGTCTGTTGATTTTTGTTCACTAAAGATGTAGTTAATTAAGCTAAAGAACAATCTGTTGAACTCAATTTTAATATCTTTAATAAAAATGTCGTTGTATACCGCAGAGAAAATATTTCGAATTTCGACAATTGGGTTTTGGTCAAATCGGATTGTATCAAAGTTATCGTTGTCGAATGCCATGTTACCCGCAGCAAGGTCGTAGACGCTGTCGTTGACTCGAATAGTACCGTTTTGAATACCTACAATTTCTAATGTTAGATCACCTGCTACACGATAGAATACAAACTCGCCCTTGCCGTTGTCATTCAACTTAATAATGTCCCCTGCTCTAAGGGAGAGAGTCTGAATTTGATAGTACGCATCAATTGTATATGTAGGTTTAACTGTAAAATCGAAGTCGCTCTTGTACCAGTCAACAAGGCTCCAATAGATCCCAGTATAAAAACCTTGGATCTTTTCTAGGATCCAAAAAGATTCTGCAACGTTCCATTTGTAGATAGCCCACAGGTTATCATTATTAGTGTCTGTTTTAACTAATACTTTCTCTCCATTGGCCAGTAAGCTTCGGTCGATGTAGTCTAGCTCGTTGGTTGTGTCTACACTTATATCCCAGGCCCCGGAACCTGCTACTGGTATTTCCTCACCAGCGTTTAATCTAGTTAAATCGCAAGTATAAGCAATTGGGTGCTCTTCAAATACTCTGTTAATAAACTTAACAAAGTTCTCGACCGCAGTTTCCCTGTTATCAAATACAGTCTGACGAGGACGAATACCGATGCCAAGTTTAGTAGGAGGTGGTAAGGAAGGGTCGGGTACTGCCAATCCAGCCGAGTCGATACCAGCTAGACTGTCCTGTATCTTATTAATGATACGGTCAGGTATAGCTAGAGTATCATCGCCTTCTCTTACTAATTGGTACTCACTGTGGATAATGTTTGTATCACCAAATGGGCTAAAGTCAATGTGCAACGCAACGTCTCTACCTGTTAAGTAGTTGGTTATGTTGTATAGGTTCAGACTATTTCTAGCCATTGGTGCAGCATAAGGAATACCTTGATCCTTGGGATTTTCGATGATCTGGCTGATAGTATAGACGCTGTTTGTTCTATTAGTTTTAACAGTATCTACAGTAGTCTTTTTCTCTACCCAGTAGTAATAGTAGGTAGTTACTAGCCCTGTACTTGGATCAACGATAATCTGACTTACATAGTAAATATCGTTTTGATCCTTAGGCACACCATTGCCGCCATTTGCAACGTATTGACTTGGTAGGTATAAACTCTTAACCCACTCATATACCGCAATTTTGCTGCCAGGGAATGTATCGCCCCAGTATCTACTGCGGTAGATTAAGTCGCCTTGTTCGTAGTCAATGTATCGGACTTGGCTAGTATCCCACCAAGTGCGTCCTTCTTGTAGATCTGACCAGTGGTATAGTGCATCGTAGCTTAGGTCAGTACCGGTTCCGTTACCATCAGCAGGATTGCCATCGTTGTACACTGCTGGGTCTTCTTCGGAAACATGGTCTAGGTCTGCTTCGGCTACACCCAGGATTTTACCTTTAACTGGGTCATAGCAATCAAGCCTTGCTAGTATCGACTTAGATTTAGTGTTGTAGACATAGATGCGGTCAATGCTCTCAGGGTCAACGCGAGGCTCTTTATATCGAATTAAGTCCCAGCCGCCTGTGCCATCTGCATTATCGAATGCAAAAACACAACCACCGTTGTTAAACTGTGAATGGTAATTTGCGCCAATAACAACATAACCGTTCTTTATGTCAATGCTGGCGCCAAGGTTAAATCCGCTGTCAAGCTGGCTGCTTTCTGCTCCTGGTGTTAGCTGTTGGACATACGCAAACATGCTCGGATTTTCTGCTGTTTCGTACGGATTCTCCATTAAATCATATACGTAAACCGCACCAGAACCTTGTACTTTATCTACCATGTTTGTACTTCCGATATCGAAAGTAGAGGTATTCTCGTCAAAGGTAGTGTTTAAGTAACTGTTGCCCCCTCTGCTGCCAACAACTAATTGATCTGCGGTGTCGCTGATTTTAACAGTTGAGCCAAAGAATTCGTTCTCTGGTGTAGAGTTAGGATGTGTTATCTTTTGCGCTTGTACAAAAATATCAAGTCCCAAATCTGATATTGCAGTTCCAACCGATGGTAATACATCCAATTTGTTAAACTGAATTACAGAACTAGACTGAATTTTTAGATATCCGTCGACGCTAGTTGCAGTGACCCCAGGGATACCCGAGCCGTTGATTTTATTAATCACGTGAACTAATGTAGAATCCGTAAACTGAATTACAACATTATTAATTCTAATGCTGTGACCCGGAGTTACTGTTGGATTTTTAGTGTTGCCTGTTATTGTTCCGTACAGCTTACCTTGATTTACAAATCGGTACACTGCACCAAATTGATAATCTGCGGTAGAGTAATTAGGTGCGGATACATATAGAGAACAAGTATTCGGGCAAATATCTGCCGAGGTACCAAGTTCTTGTGCATACATGCTAACCTTGCTGCCAAAACTTTGAATTAGCGCAAAGTAGTTGGTTTCGATATTAACAATAGATCCGGCCGCCGGGGTTGTCACAAACTGAATGTTGCCGCTAACTAGATAATAGTTAACGCCTTGTGTCATTTCCTGACCGTTTAAAGTAACGCGATACTTTGACTGTAGAGGTCTAGTAGGGATAAAAGTATTTTGTGTGCCGCTGGCAATAAAACCTTCAATACTTCTGTCGTATACGTAGGTTTTTCCTGCTAGCATAGTACCATTTACAGTTTCCTTGTTAGATCCAACTACAACTTGGTTTCCTGCTGCATTAGTCTTTACACTCTTACCAAAACCAGTTACTCCAGTCCATGTGTCTTTTAGATCATAAGTGCTGTGGAAAGTTACAAGGATAGATCCAGGAGACGGCGGTGTAGGAGTTCCGGCGTCGTCAATGAATCGTAGCTTATAAGTACCTCCAACGTTTACAATAGTGTACTGCACATTAGGAATGTATGGCACGTCACTGGTAACTAGCAAGCTAGCAGGATCTGTAATAGTTTGATTAGACAATGTGAAGTCGTTTGCAATACCATCGGCAGTAATCTGCTGAGATGTGCTTGCACGAGAGGTTCTTCCGTATGCAAACACCTTACCTGTACCAGGTGCGCCAACGTATAACCATTCGCCATCGTCGCTGAGACTGATTGTCTCACCAAATAGGCCATTGGATGTTCCAGTTGGATCTGTCAGGACCTGATTAATCTGAATACCGTTGTTAGAAATTGTGAATACAAATACGTATCCGCGGCTGTTAAAGCTAAGAGGGGCAGCGACAACAAAAGTTTTAGAGCTTACCTGAATAGCTTGCCCAAATCCGACAACGCCGTAACTGTTGATAACAAAGTTGCTGTTCTCTACCCAATCACCGGTAGAAGTTTTTAGGAATACTGCTGCACGACCTGTTCCTGCACTGTAAGGTGCGCCGGCATACAAGATAGATGCATCTTTTGAAAGTTGTACACTGCTACCAAACTGGTCGTTACCTGAGTATTCACTGCTGTTTAAGTTAATCTGAGAAACAAAGCCCCAAGGTTCGGCCTTGTTATATACTCCCCAGTTACCCTCACTGTCTAGATTGTCAACCCAGACTTTATCCCCGGCTGCCCAACCGTACTTAGGTCTAATGGTATCAATATCGCTCGGCTTCTGAATACGAGAGCTTGTTAATTTAAACAATAAACCTCTTCCGGCAACGTTGATAAGCTGGCTTAGTAGTGCGTAGTTCTGACGTAAGCCAACTGAGAAACTGTTAGTAGTCGGTGTTGCAAAGATTTGGTAAAAACCATCGAATCTGCTGTCGAACCCTTTAACTGCAACAACATCGCCTACCGATAAACCGTGTGGTCTGTTTGTTGTAAATTGTGCAACGTTGTCAATGCTATAAGACAAGCTTGTAACTTGGCAGTTGGTTTCGCTAACGCGGTATACATCCCAGCTTCCGGTGAAACCTTTGGCTGTCCAGATAGTGTACCCAATACCAATTTGGTCAATAATAGACTGCAAGCTAGTATAGTTTGCTAGATCAAAGATAGTTGTACTTACTTGATCCAGAGACGCATATCCTGCAACTGGCAGAGTTTTCTTAGATGCAGATGTTTCGTATATATCAAACACATCAGGTTTAAAATCTAGACTGCTTTGATAAATGTCCGATGGATGATACGAGCTAAATCCAAGTGTTTTAACTGCTGCTGTTTCTAGGAATTCCAGTGGAACAGGATTAGAAGTTACAGTACTGTCGTCGAGAATAATCTCAACATACTTGTTGCTTTCTGTTGCTCCGTATTCTCCTACTCGAACTGCCCATTCCTCAAAAAGGTTAACTTCGCTGCTGATGTTAGCAATTTGTGCTTGTGCAAGTGCAAGCACCGAATTCTTTGTACCTTTTTGCTTAATGTACCCTTGGTAGAACTTGCTTTGTGTTTCTACATCAAGGTTCAAATCTGTCAAGAACTGACGCTCTCTAAATCCAGTAATACCGTTGCTGTAGAAGTTTAGAGTTTCGTCAGTTGGCTGATTGTCTAAATCGTAGAAGTTTTCTGACTTAGCTGCGTTTGTTGCAAAGTTAGGAAGGATTCCAGTCTTAATGCTAGACTTGTTAATCTGTTTCCAACTTGTAGTAACAAACAACTCGTTAGCAGTTACATTTTCTAACGCCACAAAATAATTTGCCTTGTACGAAACTAATGTACCTTTCCTGTAATCAACACCGGGTTTCCATTCGTCGACTTTAGAACTATTGTAGATAAATCCCGGAGGGTTTAATGCACCGGTCCACTCTGCTGTTTTACTTCCGACAAGTTTTAATCTGTATTGTCTATTGCCAGTACTTGGACTGTAGATTACGTCGTTGAATGATGTGACATTATCAAAAATTAATACGTGTTCGAATCTAACTAGATTCAAGTCTGCAAATGCAATAGTTTGTCCTTTGATCGCTTCAACCGAGAAGCGGTTGTCTTGACGCATTATTGTCATTGCGTTAGACTTAATGACTGCAAAGTTAGGATCTAGTAATTTTGATCCACTAGGCAAGTTAACAATTTCGTCAACAACAGAATCTGCGCTCGACACTGATAGCTTTTGGTCAACTGGGCTTAGGATAATAACGTTACCAGGATTCCATCCTTGTTGTGCCCATGTTAGGAACTCTTTTGCACTTAGTATCCAATCTTTTTTAGCTTTCAAGTCTTGGTCGTAATCGTTGAATACGAATCCCTGGCTTTGTAGTTGACGCTGGTATCCTACTAAGAAGTCTACCACTTCTTGAGAGGTTGCGAATTCAAAACCATATGGGACTCGAACTCTTACACGTTGATAGTCTTTATAAATTACGCCAGTTAATCTTCCAACCTTAACACTGTAACTATTATTGTTTGCTAGGCTCGGAACAATAGTAAAGTAAGGACTACCGAGGTTGTAACCACTAACGGTGTAACCATTTTGTGTTTTTTCAACGATCACAGCACTGTATGTAATTCTGTTAACAGGAACAGACTTGTATAGCTCAATCCTATAGTTTGTATCAGGGATAACAATACTGTCGTTTGTGCTGTTAGGACTTCCTTGCTCTGCTAGCACTTTGACATAATTCTTATCAGTGAATCCACCAACTTTGTAGCTAAGTTGTGTGTTTAGGTTTTTAAGGTAAGTTTTAATCAGTGATTGAGGATCACCGATGCCTAAGTTCTTCAGATAATCGCTGATCCAGTTAATGTAACCTGCGGTTCTAAAGATTGTACCGGATGCGTTAGTGTACCCGTTAACTTCAATAGCAGTAGGTATAATGTGCTGATTAGTATCCTTTGTAACCCATTGGCCAAATTTTGTGTTGTAAATCAATCTGTCAATGTTAATGTAAGACCCAAAAAACTCAGCGGGCTTCATTAATGCGGTTGCAAGAGTTAATGCGTAAGGGTAGTCGCTACTGCGTCTCCATGCTGTTTCAACTGGTCCTTGGTCCCCGATTGCGTAACTTGCATTAGCTTTGCTGCTGTTAAAATTAGATACAAGAATCTCACTAGGTGGACGTAGGTTACCAGCATCATCCACTGGGATAATGTCAACTAACCCAAGTCTAATGATAGTACTTGTTTCAGGATCAACAACTCGGCGACGGGCATAACGTAAGTCGTAACCTTTTCTGTCGCCATCGTGGATATAACCTTCCATTAGGTCATTCCAGAGAATCAAGTTACCGCCAGTATAAGGGGCAGGACCGTAACGGCTATCCCAGTAGTCGGGTTTGTGTCGGAATCCTAGCATTTCCCAAGGATGTGTATGCGGCTTATCGGTGTCAAAGAAATACTGATAAACTGCACGCCATGTACCTTGCAAGTTGTTTCTATCGCTAACAACTTTGCCGGGTTCTAGAGTATCTTTGAAGTTTTTGTAGTTCCAGGTCCATGGGTTGTTTGACTGGAAATAATTGTTTGTACTGTAATCAAGTCTGTTATTACCAATCCATGTTAAGAAGCTGCTGCTTAGAATCTGATTCCACTCAGCTAAACTGTAATCAGTGACACGGAACGCACCAGGAATATGTTGAACTAGGTCTTCGTGTGCAAACTTAACTTTAATGTTGTTGTAAATTCTTCTTTCAAATTCAAGAAGAATCTGATCTCTGAAATCACCGTAGGCAGGAGTAATGCTGCCGTCGTGTCCACGGATAACAGTTACAGGACCGCTAGCATATGTTTCATCGGTGTATATTTCTGGAACAAACTTTGGATACAATCCAAGTTTTGTTGGAGTTTCAGGAATAAAGTTTCCGTCTGTGTCGAAGTACTCAACAACGGTTAAAATATCATCGTAGTTTAGATTAAAACTGTCGAGAATCCTGAAGCTAGGACTATTACTATTAAAGACATAATCAATTTCGTGCTTTAATAGTTCAGTGGTAGTTTGTGTACCGGTTGAACGTGTCAAGTAAATCAATACTGCTTTGTTGCTTAGTGCAGTTGGATTAAAAATACTTGAAAGTTCGTATTCGCGAATTCTAGGATCGAGTACTGTGTATGCAGGAAGAACTTTTTTATTTTGACCCCAAGGTAACATATCACTGTGGTACCAAGGGAAGTTCTTATTTTTAACTCCGTTAATAACATAAAGAATGTTGTCAAGAGTTTCTGCAATATTAGTAACATTTACTTCGATTGTTGTAGACAACTCAACAATTTTATTTTTAACTCTAGTATACTCTTTCTGTGCAAGTTTCAAACTTTCAACAAAATTTAAGTTATTGTCAACTAAAAACAGGTTACTGTAAACCACAGGGCTGCTGTGTTTTAAAATAACACCGCCCTGGCACTTAATGTCTAAATCTCTGATGTTGCTGTTACCAGGTACTGCGCCAGTAACATCCTGACTATTCTGAGAAATCTTAATCAGATGGTTACGGATTTGACCTAAGGTTAGGCTATCAAAATTCTGGTTTAAGCTATTGTTTTCAAGATTTTGCGGAATTTGGTAATAGCCCATCTTACTTACACTATCGCTGTAAATTAAGATGTCGACTGTATCGCCTGCTTTTAAAATAACAGGGTTTACTAGGACCGCATATCTAATTCCGACCTGTGCCAATCCAAAGCTGTTAACGTCGACAAACTTATTGTTAACAAAAACGTTAATGTTAGGTAATGCTTTGTAACCTTCGGTTGTGGTACTAGGGTTAGGTAAAATATCAATTTCAAATAGGTTGTTTACACCGTCTGCGGTGTGGCTGATAATTTGATACTGCTTACTTTGCTCAACAACTTTTTCCCAGAGATTTGCCTCTTGATAGTTTTGCAGATCTATGGTTATATGCAAGTAACCACTATTGATATTTTTAGTAAGAGTATTAGGACTTACAAGATATGTAAACTGCTGAGTATCCCAAGTGTTTTCAAATTGGATATCACCAATGTTGTTAAAAGTTCTGTAACTTAAAGGGAATCCGAGTACCGAATCAGCTGTGCCTGTGCCAACTTTGTAGCTGAAAATTGTTGTACCTTTAAAGCTGCTGTTGACGTAGGTGTTTGTATCTCCGTAGCTTACACCATTCTCGTCGAATGCGTCAAACAACGGTGGCTGGTTAACTTTTGTTTTTTGTTGGCATAGTAACCAGTTTACTCCATCAAAGTAGAACTGTTTATTTGCGTTTTGGCCGCCTGTTACTAAAACTAAAAGGTCGTTGCCTTCCTGTACTTCAACAAGCCCATCTTCTTCGATTAAGCCAATGTACAAGTTAGCAAAAGGGTTTTCACTGATGTCTACAATTTTAAACTTGTAGATTTTACGTCTAACAATAGGATTAGCATCGCTTGCAAAAATAACTCTATCACCATTGTTCAATGTAACAGAATTACCATTGTTGGTGATAGTCATCGAATTTGCATTATCTGTGATGCGTGTTACAACTTGTGAATATGCATCAGTGATAACGTAATCTAGTTGATTAATTGGGTCTAACGCAACTTTACCATACTGGAATAATTTTAAGTTTGGATCAAATTCGATAATCGCTCTCTTTGCCCTCGAGTTTTGATCAATCGGAGTGGTAGAACCATTATATGTGTCGGTGGCTTTAATAACGTCAATGTGGAACCAACGGTTACTCCTACTCCATGCGTTACCATCTAGGCTAGAACGGTTAATAGTAATATAGTCGTGTGTATTTAGATTCTCAAGCTCAGGTGCAATTAGCGTATTGCTGTTAACTAGCTTAATACCTGTGCCAACACCCTCGACGTACCACTCTTTGTAAATTAATCCGTTTACTGCACTCCATTCACCAATTCGGGCATCGTCCATATATGCGTAGCCAGAATTTTGGTCTCCGGTGATGTACCCACCACGAGATATTACGAAACCTTTCCAGTCAACATAATCGTCGAACTTGTATGCGTAGTAACTGTTCGGAAATACTGTTGAGTCAAACTTGACTTTCAAGCCGTTTGTGAATGTTACTCCGTTGGGGCTTGTATAATATTTTTTACCTACAATTTCTAAGTCAGGATTGATAACTGCATTCGATGGGTTCACTAAGCTAATTGTACCAAACCCTGAACCACTTTGGCTATTTTGATAAGCGAGTGTAGTTAGAGGTGCTGTGATAAGTGGAACTGGTTTATAGAATCCAGTATAATCAACGTAGAAGTATCTAGAAGCGTTTAGTACACCAGACTTAACGTAAACGGCTTTATTCTTGTCAATTGGGTCGTAAGCAACTAGATTAATTACTCCATCCTGATCAACTTGGACTATCCAAGTTTTTGTGCGATCTTCTTTAGGTACTACTAATAGCGGATCAATAGGAGTTAATGTTTGAGGATCAACGTTAGATTCCACAGTCCAGAAGATATCGTCAATAGCTGACCCAACAAAGATAATTTTTTTACCATTGGGGTCAGATTTAACCCCATCAATACCTTTTAAAACATCGTTCAAGTTGGATACTGTGTTGCCTTGCAAATCCTTATACGTTAGCGAAGTTGCAAAGTCCACTTCGACCCCATTAACTGGGTCGATCATTTTTGTAAATCTGTCCTGACCAGAAGGTTGAGGAACCCTGAATGTAACTTGCCCACTGGTAGCGCCGTTATTCTCAACACCCAGCACTTCTCTTAAGTCGATACCTGGATGCAATGGGTTGAACCCAGTAGTGGTCGCTTCTGTTTGAATCCAGAATTGTCCTGCTTTAACATTAAATGTGTACACGCCACCGTAGGCTAATGTAATGTTAGGATTTAGGTCTACTTTGTTTCGGTCGCTAAATCTCCATGCACCCGAAGTGACGTCAACTTCGACGTCCCAGGTATAAGTCATAGGCACAGAATTTGCAGTAACAGTTACGCTCTCTGGCCCTTTAGGTAACCAGTAGTATTGGCTAAAGTTAATTAACTTGTCAAAGTCAAATTTACCATCAAAACTATAAAACTCTCCGCCAAATAAGCGACTGTGGTTATCTGTTATGCCACCGTGATATTTTACTTTGTTTACTAGATCAATATAGCTTCCGTAGAAATCAACATTATCAGTTTCGGGGTTATAGACTACTGCACCAGGTTCTAGCTGATAATTTTGTCGTTGGCTATCGATCTCATCGATATAGCTGTCAGACGATTTATAAGTCGGCGCAAATTTTCTACCAATGTAACCGTTAACTCTTTTTAAGTTAGGCTCACTTACAAGTTGATCTAACGTTGCATTTAGAAACTTTTTGTTTGTATCTGTGCGGAAGATCTCTGGTAAAAAATTAATTGTTTTAATAGCTGCCATATTAGTACTTCAATGTCTTATATAATATTTAACCCTACTGCGGTCTGGTTCAATTGTGCCGCAGTGATGGCGCTGATGATTTCAACATTATCAACTGTTGCTGCGCTAGTGATAATTTCGTTTGGCTCTGCATTAATTTGATATAAGCTACCAAACACTGCATTAGTCGAGCTAGGTACAATAATGATACTGCTAACATTAGGTGTTAGTTTATTGTGTAGGTAAGCACTTAATTCGCTGAAGAAGAAAGTCTCGCCGAAGTCCCAGTTAGCAATATCAAAATAACTGTTAATTGCAGACACAACCTGACTCTTAATATCATTGTCACTTACTGCAATATTGGGATTCTTTACAATCTTAAATGTTGCACGTAATTGAGGATCAGCTTTAATACCAAAAACTGGCTTAAATTTTGCCGGATTATAAATGATAGTATCGCTAAGTGCCTTTAGGTTCTCAAGAGTCCCAAACTCAGTCCTTAACTCGTCGGTGGTAGGAGCAACTGGTTCTGACAACTTATTGCTGGTGTCTCGAATCCATGCAGTGTACGAGTCATTGAATGCTTTTGTTAACATATACAAATCAACAATGTTGTTGGGGCTCGGATCAATTCGGCGATTATTTGGACTATTGTGTCTATACTGGCAATACAAGCTTTGGCGACCTACCTTGGCAATGTAATCAGTAGTTACTACAGGAATACCTTCAGTTAGTACGTAGAATGCATTTTCGCTGTAAGCATAGAAAATTGTACCATTTTGGTAAAGAGACGAGTTTAACGAGACTTCATTCTTTGTTGAATACGTAGTAACTACTAAAGATGAGTCAACTACGTTGTACTTTATGAAGCTGCTGTAGTCAATTGCTTGTTTAAAGAAAACAAACTTGTTACCAACGTTAACAGTTGGATTAACTAACTGTTTAAACAATGTCGGATCATCAGGAACACCATCATTGTCTTTATCGGGGAACGTAATCAATACTTTGCTAGTATCCTGATAGCCGTCGGCTTGGACCACGTTATCGTAAACGTACCAAATTTGGTCTGCACCCAATGGATACGAACTGTCGGGCTGGCTGTTTGTTTTAAGAACCTTGATGTGGTCTCTTACAGTTAATCCAGTAGTGCTGTCGTATACTTTAACTTTGTTGTCAAAGTAGAAACGTGTTTCCAAAATACTTTCAGCATAATAGGTTAAGTTTCTTTGGTAAATTGTGTATTGACCGGCACTGTACTTAAACAGCAAGAACCAGCTGTCATCGTTTGCGCTACCAGCATTGGCAAGACTAAATGCTTTTGTTTCGGGGTCAGAACTTAGGTTAGCTTGCGGGATATAAGTCCATCCGGTGTTTGCACCTGTAGTTGTTTGGTAACGTAACCCGAAGTCTTTGTTTGCCATGATATAGGACGACATTACACTTACCAGTGTATTATCCCAATCGGAGCTGAATCGTGGAATGATACTTTCTGCTTTTGCGCCCGAAGGGATATCTTCGGATAAAGTAACATAAGGAGAGTTGACTCCTTTGACTGTGGCATAGATATATGTTTTGTCAGTTGGAAGCGTAGGAGTCCCGGCGACTAGCTCGTTATCCTTGTTAAAGTAGAATCCGCTATCTGGAACAAACTTAATTAATGCACCAACTTCAACAAAGTCGAATCCACTGGCAGGAGTCGCGCCTGCGGCTACACCAACGGTAGTAAGGTTGTTAAAGTAACCTACACTAGATGTTGTGCTTGTGGTAAATCTCTGCCATACTGCTGCGGTTGCAAAAGACTTCGACGCTTGCTGTTCGTAGTACAAATGCATAACGGCTTTAGCAGATGCAAGTGGCTTTGCAACATTATAGATTACTCGGTTAACTTCACTGACTGTAGAGTATGTAAATTGAGATGTTAAGTTTGAATAGTTCTTATATATTAACGCATCTTGTATAAAGATGTTTGTGCTAGAATACTTGCCAGTTGAATCAACTACATCAAGGTATCGACTAATACCAGAGCTGCTTCTGTTAACTGCTTTTACTTTTAGAATGTTGTTGAAGCTGGTATAAGGCAGAGTATTGTAATCTTCACCAGTTACCATGCGGTTCTGGGTGTAGTACTGCTGTGGTGCTTTTGTGCGAATATCTTCAATCGACTCTTTTGCACTGGCATTAGTTACTGTATATTGCAGTCCTGCAACAACGGTCAGAGTTTCGATTCGACCAACACGGCTAACATAATTAATAGTCAACGAAATGTTTTGCATTTCGTCGGGTGTAATTTTGTAAGATAGCCCGTTGCTAACACGGTAATAGAGTCTAAAGTTTCCCTGCGGGATATTAGCAAAAGCGCCATCACCAAATACTAGATCCACTTTATCATTCGACTTTGTGTTAACTTGGTATAAGTTCCTGTCTGCCTCTTGGTTGTAAACAACGTTTAATCCACCTACCGCAGGTACTTGCGTCCATTTAGTACCTGGCACGTTTTGACTTGTTAGTTCATACAACCACACGTCAGTATTGTTAATATTGTCAAAATTGATATTGACCACTCTGTTTGGCAAACTGTCGCTTAATGTAAAGTCCAGAGTCCTCAATTCTCCTTGTTTAAATTGCAAGAAGAAACCGGTATTGTTTGAACCATTTCCTTGATTGTCGTTTCTATACAATAGGTTAAAAATACCAGCTGGTTTTGGGTCGCGCTCGTAGATGTACGATTGGCCATACGAAGTTGAACTAACTACTTCAAACGGCATATTAATGCCCTCGACACTAGATCCAAACTTGTAGACTGGGTTTACACCGGGGATAATACTAACACTGTACTCTTCTGTTTGTATTCCGTTGATTGTATTGCTCGCACCAGGTTTGCCAATAACTTGACTACTAACTAATGCAGAGTTTAAGATTGACGTAAATTGCTCGAGCCAGTTTTCGTTTGCGCCATCATTCCATGTCACTAATAAGTTACTGAGATTTAAGCCGTTGCTGTCCACAATATTTTCAGTGGTGCTGATGCTATTGATTTTTAAGTATCCTGTTGCAGGAATGTTACGCTTTGGATTGTAACTAATTAGTCTTGCTAATTTTAAAACACTGTCTCTGCGTTCTGCTGTATCAATAAAGTTTTCGCGAGCATTTAAGTCGGTGCGGAATGCAAGGCTTTGCCCTAGGAATGCAATCAGGTCAATTAGTGCGACATATTCGCTTGACTCTGTAAAGTCATTGAAATCCTCAGGGTAATATGTACGCAAATAGTCGATCATCGACTTGCGTAGTGTCTCGTAATCGTAACTCTGAAAGTCAGCATTACGAAAAGTTTGATACAATTTAGTCCAATCTTGTTGGACCAGTAAACTAGTTTGACGTGTTGTGATAGCCATATCTGTACCTATATTCAGTATTTATGGCTAGCAAAAACGGCTATTATTAAGACATCGACACTTTACCGGACTCTTTATTGAACTCTAAATTCATTATTGTGTTAACACCGGTGGGGTTATATGTTAGTCCAATCTGCAATTGCAGACCATGGTCAAGCTGTTGTATTATAACTTCGTCAACTGACAAGCGAGGGTCGTACTTTACAATCTCGGTCACATCATCAAGGATCACTTTTTTAGTTTCGTCTGTTAACGGCTCGAACAGCATGTTCCAGATTATTGATCCAAAAGCAGGATTCATTAGTTTTTCCCCTTTCCTGATTTGGAAATGGTTTAACAAGTCTCGTTTTACAAGATCAAGATCAGTGAGCCTGAACTTCTTTACTTGATTTACTGTGTTGAATCCTCTAAATTTTGTCATAGTATTATTTAACCTCTAGTTTGTATGTGAACAGGGTCATTGATAGGGAACGGGAATAAGAAGTTATACTTTGCTAGTAACCCTTTGCTTTCTAAGAATGCAATGTCTGTTTTACTCAAGTCAAATGCAAGTCGTCTTGCGTGAGGGCTCGATGCACTAGGTTTACTTGGCATAAAGATCTTAGATCCTGTTTCGTCTTGCACTACAGGATTCCCTGGAATATTTCCTCCAAGAGACACCCAACGCTGATATAGTGCTGTCTGCTCCTCAACGCTGCGATACGAGCTACTTAACATAAGCTTTTTACCAGTTAGCTGTTTGTACTCACTAGCCAAAGATTCAAATTTTGCACGTAAGTCTGCAGGCATTTGCATGTAATGGTCGTAGTCCCCAGATCCCGATGTAAATTGAATTACATCCATTGGGTTTATACCGCTACCCGAAGGGCCCAGTGTTACTACCGCGTCCGATAGCGTAGTTGTTGGTCCAGTTGTTTGTATACTTAAAACATCAATTGCATAACGACCTTGGTTGTACGCTGTGTCGCAGGTTTCTTTTTGCTTGTTTGTAATTGTATTGGCCTGCTCTCTCCAAAACTTTGCCTGGTCGGGCGGGTTACCCGATAAGAATCCTCTTTCCGAGTCTCTTAGGAAGTATGCAACAGATATCATGCCTGCAACAGTACAAACATCATCTTGTATTTGAATACCGCGGTTTCTTACTAGAGCCTTGTAATAATCGTTGATTACTGTCTCCATTAAGCTGTCTTGTATTCCTTTACCAGACGTAAAGTCTGAAGGACCGGTTATGCCATCTTTACCTGTCCAGCTGTCGTCCCTAAAAATTGCGGCTGTGCCATACTTCGATAGGTAGTCAGATTTTATATATCCATAATCACGCAATAAGTTTCCGTTGATTTTATAACGACCAATTCTTCCTAATGTGACATCTTGGGCAGAATAATTTAGATCGCTTTCTGCATATCCAATTTGTATCATTAGTGCTTTTACTTGTGTTGCAATTAAGCCAGGAATCTTTGACTCAGTTGATGCAATTGGTGCCGGACGAGGGGCATCGGCTGCACCCATTTTCTCCCCCGGTGCTGGCTTAACTACCGCTTTACCTTTTGCAGATTCAGGTCCTGGATCTAGTGCTCCGCTGCCGGTAGTAATCGGTCTTCCACTGCCGTCAACAACCACGCCACCAGTTCCGGTAGTAACCACATTACCGCTAGCATATTTTGCTTTGTATGCTTTATACTTTTCTCTTCGATCAGCAAGTCCGTTGTCTCCACCATTTACCAGATAGGATATACGGTCAACATCATCCCAGTTAACTGTATTAAATCTTCCGTCGTTTTCAAAGAAGAAGTATACAACTAATCTTGCAGCTATTTTAGGATCAGACGCTTGTTCGGGATTGTTTACTAAATCCACACCAATTTTACTAGAAGCCTTGGTGTATAGTTCCCTTCCTGTTAACCCGATATACCCTCTGCCAATGAATTTCCACCCGTCGCCTGAGGTTTCGGGACCGTTGCCCATTCTTCCCCCGTAGACTTTATTAGCAATTTTCTCAGGGTTTCTAGCATAAGGTGCAGCCGATTCAAGAGTAGGGAAGTATTTTCTAAATGTTCGATTAAGCCCCTCAGCTGAGTAATTTAAGTTTTCAACTAACTTAGTGAAGTTTCCACTTTCGTGAGCACACTGTGCCAAAATAGCCGCTACTGTAATTGGATCTGTTTTTCCAGCTTGTTGTAGTGCGCTAACAATAAGTTCTTCACCTGTGGTTCCTGTAGGTAAAATACCGGGCTTGATTGCAGTCACTCCGCCAGGTGCTTCACAAACGCTGCTTTGCTTTTCAACTTTTGGTGCATCCGAGAACTGACTCTTTACCGCTGCAACTCCTCTGCCTGCTGTTCTAGGCCACGGTTCATGTGCCGGTGATATAGTTGCGATAGTTTCATATACATCGCTTTTGCTTACCCATAGACCTTTTGTACTGTCCCAGCCAGTATCAGCTTGTTTGTAAGTTTTTAAGTCACCGACTTTTGGAACTTCGGGGGGTGTTTCTGTATTAAGGAGAATCTTACTACCCTTGAGCACTAACTTGCCGCTGCTGTTCCAACCGCCCGATGCACTTTGTAAAGTTAGAGACCCGTCGACCAGAGCGCCAAACTTTCCAGTGTGAATACTAGTGCTTGTACTGGACTTAATATAAAAATCTTTAGTCTGGTTAGCAATTACATTTTCCGATTTTAGCTTTATGCTTCCGCCACTATTGATGTTGATATCTTTGTCTGCGTGTACATTGAATTCGCCTTCTGTTCGTACATTTATACCAGCTGCACTGTAAAGATTTATGTGGCCGCCACCTGTGAATTCTAACCAAACACTTCCGTCGCTGTTGGCAATATAAACTATACGATCTGAGTCATTCATTAGTATTTGGTGGCCACCGGCAGTTCTTAAACGTACAAGTTGGTTAGCCCCCATTTGCTCACCGTCGTCCATTACAAAAGTGTGTCCGCCTTTGCGACCGCGCACAGCATAATCAGCTTCAGTTAATGTACCGGCTTTTAATTTTGCCTCGAATTGAGGATTGTCCATTGGATCGTTTAGCGGCCTACCCGGTGTACTAATACCAAAAACGTTACTAGGGCTTTCTCGCTGAGCACTGCTGCCGATTGCTCCTCGAACACCATCTCTATCTAAGCCTTGATTAATCAGTACATTTGCCTGGAATTCGTGCGGTGGCTTAGGGTTGTTTATCCACCCAGGTTTAATGTTGTCAGGTATGTTCTCGTTAAATTCTGCTGCTGGCCAAACACTGCTATTTGTATCAAACTTCGACTTAAGTGCAGGGTCAATGTTGTTTGTATCTAAGGTCTTAGTTGATCCCAGTGCAGGAACCATGTGATGACTTAAGTTAGGGTTAATACAAGCAAACCAGTATCCCCTGTTGGGATCACCTGCAATAAATGTACAAATAACTTGGTTCCCAATATCTGGAATTACAGCCCACATCCCATAACTGTGCTGTACTTCGTCGTACTTGTTGTTCTTGCTGGTGTTGGGTTGGTAAGTAGTTCCGTAGAAAGGACTTGCGTAGTTTACTGTACGCCAGTTCTGCGGATTATCTTCGTCCCCGCCAAGGTCGGGTATCCATACCTGTAAACGACCGGCGCGAGTGGGGTCAATATTGTTTTTAATAATACCAATAAACGGCCCAGAGTCAATACGTATACCCGGCGTATCTTCACGCCTTACACGTTCTGGTAATTTTCGATTTAATCTGCGATCAGTAGTCATGTTTGTTCCGTTATTAGCCTAGTGGATTTTGTGGTTCAGGACTAGTCCAGTCTTGCTCTATTAGTGTTGATATATCTGTAGTCCCGGCGTCTGCTAGGTTGTCTGCGATTGCAACGTTTTCACTTTCAGCTGCAATCAACTGTGCATCTGCCGAGTCTTGATCTGAAACATCAAAATCTGCAACTGTAGACGGCAGAGCTTCATCTGGTTTAGTAACAGTAGTTTCTACTGCTACTGTGCTGTCAGCTTGTGAAGGGTCTGCGGTTGTGTCGCTGTACCCAACAGACTGAGAGTTTCTAGCTGCAACATCTTTTACATCAGTGTTTACTGCGGCTGCATTAGTTTGATCTCGATTCGTTTCTGCAGATGTTGACAGAGAGTCCCCAACTGTGGGAACGTTGTCAAAAATCCTAACTAAGTCTAGTGTTTGAACAAATTGGCCGCCTTTGAATTCGTTGTCGACTGTCAGTACTTTATAGTATCCACTAAATTTACTTTCCTGGTACTTTTTATCGAATTTTGCTAACCCGTTACTATCATTCATGTCAACCGGAGACTTAAAATTTAAAACGCAGAAAATTTCGCCACGGTCTAGTTTTAATGTTCCGTTATTGAGCATTAACCCAGCTGAGTTGTTTAAGTTATCGCCGGGGGAAACGTACACATCATCTTGTTTTATAAAATGCGGATCACCAATGATCTTTAGTTTAACGTTCAGCATATCCCCACGACTTGAACTGTATATGCTTTTCATTACGTTAGCAACTAATGCTGTTTTAGCTGTATCAGCGCCAGTGCTTTGCGCCGATACGTCTCCGTTGACTGGGATTTGGGTCGACGGAGATATTGTACCTGCACCCGCTGGCTTTTGTGCGGTATCGGGTACCGTTTCAGATCCATCACTGGCTAGCGGAGCTGCACTTGTAGCTTCCGCATTGTTTCTGTTTACAATCTTTGCTGTGTAAAATGCTGTATCAAAGTCTATTTGTACATCGATGATATCAATGTTCTTACCGGTGTACAAATAATTGTATTCTTTTACTGCACCATTTACTTTGCTCTTAGGTAAGTTTGGATGCTTGGTGTTAAAGTATGTGTACTTCTTGATATAGTATGTAATTTCTCGTGCGTACTCGTTCCTAAATGGATCAAAGTCCAACAGTGTTATTTTTGGAATAATTTTAAAATAGTCAACAGTTTTTTCTTCTTTGAAGTTTGCTTTATCGCTTAGTGGATCAATTACTTGACTCTTAATATAATCGCTGTTACGCAACACCAAGTTAATGGTGTCAATGATACTTGTACCACTAGAGATGCTGAAGATCATTTTCTTTGGATCAAATCCACTGGATGGATTTTTGCTGCTAACTGATGCGTTCTTATCTTGTTCGGCGGTTTTCCCGTTAGTAAGCGACATGTCAGATCTACTGTAGCTTACTCTCCCCGGATCAATGATTGGGCTGTCGGCAATTTCTTTGTCAATTACAAACTTTATCTTGTTAGCAAATTTAACATGTTTGTCATCTGCAACTTTTTGATTCCATGCATTCCATGCACCAGCATAACTAGAAACAGAATAAGGAGAGTTTACTCTAGATAGTGCAGACTCTAGTGCCTTCTCGTCTCCGCCGAGTCCAACTTTTCCCACCCCCGGTAACGGGTTTCCATCGTCGTCGACTACTATACCCCTTGCAAGTATAGCATCGCTACGTGCTTGATCTTTTGCTGCAATTTGTGCAGACATTTCGTCAACATCAAGTGCAGAGAAAAATTCCCCAACAGTTGTTGCTTTAATTTCAAAGTTTGCAGGTGCGCTGTTATTGCTTTCATTGAATGCAATATGATTCCACGGTATGGCTCTGCAAGAATACTCTGTACCTTTTGCCCCTAGTCGAATCTTCATTTCGACAATTTTTATAGGGAAACGTTTCTTTAAATCTGTTATTGGGGTTTCCATGGTCCCAATTTCTTTGCTACCAAAAAAATCGACTTCTAGCAAATACGGTTGATGTAAGTAGTTGCCGCCGCCTACACGCTTATCATCGCTCACCGCCATTAATCTGTCAAGTAAAGTAATGCCGTAAGGTTCAACAATAGTAAAATTAAACTCAATTGCGTTGCTAGCTCGAGTTGCAGAGTTCATGCCGATTACCGTTTTTACCGTTAACCCGTCAAAGTAAAAGTCGTCTCTAAACTCTGGATGGCGGTTTTCGTGATGGCCACCACCGGAACTGATTAAACTAAATGCACCACCTTGTAACCAGCTATCATCAGACGCGTTATCTCCTAGTTTATTGTAGGAATCCTTGCTTAGTACATACAACGTAATGCCGTATGTATAGGTTGCATACTGATGTAGCGGATTAGGAACTGGTTTAACTACTTCTTCTTTTGCTGACGCATTCTGCGTTACATTTACTGTAGCTGTAGGTGTAGAAGTTGCACTATCATCCGATGATACAGGCTGGGTATCTGCAGATGAACTGATGTCACTGGTATCGTCACTATTGCCAGAGGAAGCTATGGCCGCAGCTTCTGTAGGTGACAGTGCTTCCCCTGCAAGAGAAGGATCTTGTTCCCCGAGTAAGGCTTCAGTTGCGGTGGTTGCCATGTTAGATTCCTAGGTCGGCAACTAATGTTTCTTTAGTCGGAATATAAATTGTAACACCAGCTTTAAAACTAAAAAGAGGATCTTTTATGACGTTGGGATTTCTAGCTGCAAAAACCCACCAGAGTCCGCTGTCGCCGTACAAGTCATGAGCTAACATGTCTGGTCGATACTGGTATACTTTGTCAATGGTGTATACTACGTCGTCTTCTTTCTTACTAACAGGTCGATAGGATAACACATCCAGGAACTTGCCAAAAGTATTGGTTCCGTAGTACGGACTAGATTTTGAATATGCCATTAAATGTATCCTCCTTTGCCTTTAATTAACTTTCCTGCTGCAAAGTCATTGAGGTTAAAGTTGTTATACTGATTTTGTCTAGTGTAGATGGGCTGAAGAGTCACTGATAATGTACTATTAGTCGGAACTCTAGTGTACAGATTTGAATTGCTACTGCTTTTGCTATCATTTTCGTAGTACTGTTTTCCGCCATCTGTGGGCACACTGATATAGTCTACATCCTGCGGTAGTGTGTGCTGGAAGCTAGTTACTACGCAAGAAACATTAGGGAAATAATGACTACCATACCCGTTTAAGAAAACCATCGGAGGTGGGTGCCCGACATTTGCGCCTTGGCCAAAGAACATTTTTGTTGCGGCCCTGAAAAAGTAAACACATGCTAATAGATATTTCCCCTCGTCGACAGTTTGCACAGTAAATTCACCGGCGATAGTAATTGCTTGAACTTCTGAACCTTCGTAGAAGTAATTTGTATAATTACTATGTGTAAGGTTTTGTGAACCGTAACGAGCAGCATGTGTTACCGAAATTTGTGGAGTGTAAGGGAAAATAACTCCGTTTGTATCTTTTAACGGAGCCATAATACCAGCATTGCTACCTGCGTAAAAGTAATCAGCTGCCGATGCTAGGCTTACTTTTACACGCCAATCAGTTTGATCAATTGCAAAACTTACATTAGGTTTACTTGAATCGCCGGAAGTTTTTTTACCACCTTTAAGCAATCCAGCTAGTTTGAGACGATTATTACTAGGATCGAGAATATTTAGGCTTTTGCCAAGTGTAGTGCTTTGATCTCCGGCTGCACTCAAAGCATCGGTTACCCCAGATTTCACTGAGTTAAACGCATCCGATATAGATCCAGGTAAGTTAATTGGCATAATTGTCTCTTGCTCTTTTTAGTATTTATTTGCTATTATTAAGTGGTATTATTATAAGAAAAGTTGTATTAGATGAAGTATAACTATCTCAATGTATAAATACCGCATGAATGATTTTTACGTGTATGCATACCTCCGAAAAGACGGTACTCCGTATTACATCGGAAA